AACTCTTGATATAAACAATCTACAGAACACATCATGACAACACCTTTCTGTATGTCGGTGCCGTACAGTTCGTTGTGTGCAAGTGCATACGCAGCTAACTGTTGAAAGTAGTCCCACACCCACTGTCTGCGTTTAGGTTTATTGGTTTGTTTGAAGTCCATAATAGACAAATCGTCATCGTGCACACCAATCACGTCAGCTTTACCTGCATACTTGTCAGGATAGTACAAAGATATTTCACAACCGTACACCTGTGATACGTTAGGCAAGCCTTGATCCATAATTGTACAAGCCATCTTGTAGGCACGTTTCTCTTCTGCGTTTCTAGGTTTGAAATCCCAGATGTCACCGTTAACAATTTGGTTTTCTAGGATGTCGTGCATGTACGATCCCCTAGTAGCAGCTTCTGTTCTAATGCGCTCCGCTTCTTCCTCACCTACTTTGTCTATCCACTTTTTCAAGAAGTCACCTTCTTTAGTGCCAGACAGTATGGTAGTGACAGACGGAAGTTTTACACCGTTGCAGTCGTAGAACCGACCACTTTGCATGTCTTCGCTGGAGAACACACCGTACTCGTACGGAGACTCGTACAGTATTTTATGTTTCATGATTAGCTTTTAGGCACGTCATTCAAGCGTCCTTGTTCAAGATCATCTTGTAATCTTTTGATTGCATACGCAAACACATTGCTAGTAGGTCTTTCAGTTTTTTCACCGATGTCGGCTGCTACTTCAACAATTTCTTTACGTATAGCTACGCTTCGCCATTTAGTTGTATCCATTTTTACTCCTGTAGATAACATTATACATTATATTCTAAGATATATCTTAACTATTCTTAGTCTCCATTGAGTCGCCCCAATTATCTCCAATCTCGGCATCCACCTTGTTTGGAACATCCAAAGGCACAGCTTCTTCCATCAAGCGACATATATTCTCTACATCTTCGTCTGATTTTATAGAGAACACTAGCTCGTCATGGACTTGTAAAAGCGGTAGATAACCCGCTTCATAACAATGGACCATGGCTTGTTTGGTCATGTCTGCTGCTGACCCTTGAATTAGTTTGTTTAGAGCTTTGTAAACAAATGCTCTTTTGATTTCACCGTTGTATTCATGCACGGCTTCTTTGTGTTTCATAGGTCTACCCGTTCCGTACTTCAAAGGCTCCCACATATCAAAGTGACAACGCCTCCCCAGTATGGTTTTGATGTAACCTTTTGAGTTTGCACTACGCATAACAGAGTCTGCCAACTGTCTGACAAACGGTGCATAGGTATTAAATTTAGCTAGAATCTCCGATGCTTCGTCTACGGTAACACCCAGCTGATCCGCCAGCTTACCTTTGCCCATGCCGTACATGATGCCAAGTCCTATTGTCTTTGCGGTCTTTCTATCAATATCCACAAGGTTAGCAACCTCCTGGTGAAAGTCTGCATCACCAGCATGGTAGGCATCTGCAATTGCATCTGCGCCATCATACTTAGAACGACTGGCATAGTGTGTCAGTATTCTAGGTTCTTGTTGAGAGAAGTCAGCAGAACACCAGAGCTCTCCCTCTTCTGGTAAAAACAAAGATCTAATCAAAGGGCCGATCTCTTTGTTACGTGCAGGCACTTGTTGTAAGTTTGGATTGCTCATGGACAACCGACCTGTGACTGTCCCACCCGACTCGCCTTTCAGCTGACGTATTTCGGCGTGTATCCTACCGTTGTGCTCATGCTTTAGTATTGAGTCTATAAAAGTGCTGTGTGTTTTGTTCACCTCTCTTGCTTCACGTATAAGTTTAGCTATGGGGTGAGAGTGGTTCTCTAGGAACGCTTTTGTAAAGCTAGGCATACCTGTTGGTGTTCTAAGATACGTGAGCTTCATCGCATCAAACACTTTTGCTAACGAGTTGGCGGCCCACAGTTGTATCTCAGGAACACCCGACTCTCTCTTTATCTGTTGGATTATGTCTTTCTCTCTTTTGACAAGTTGAGTCTTCAACGTCTCTGCTCTCTCCAAATCAACACGAACACCTTTTTGTTTCATTGCAAGAATGACAGGAAGCACTCGCATTTCTAAATCAAACACGTTCCAGAGGTTTTGTTCTTCTAATAAAATCTTGAAGTGATTCCATAATTTAAGCGTGAGGGCTGCGTCCTGTGTTGCATAAGTACCCACATAAGCCGATGGTAGCCTCCACATTTCAGCCTTAGGATCCAATCCCCACTCCTCCGCAGCAGCATTTAGCTCTGCCTCAGTCTTACCTTCATTTATGTATTCACGACCCAAAGCATTCAAAGAATACCAATACTGATTCTCGTCAATCAAAGGAGCAACTATCATTGTGTCGATAATACGACCGTTTATAGTCACACCCTCTTTAGTAAGCCACCCAACATCGTAGGTCGAGTTGTGAAATATCTTGTCACTGTTTGTAGCGCAAATCTTTTTAGTAAACTCTATAACTTTCTTTTTAGAAAAATTAAATCCTTGCTCATGTGCAAACGGAAAATAATCTTCGTATCCGTCTATAGCAAAAGATATACCAACAACCTCGCCATCGCCTCGTATGTATCCAGGACCCAACTCTTTTAAGTTAGGATCTTTTGTCTCAAGGTCAATTGCAATCTCTGTTGCCTGACATAATCTCTCTGTTGGAAAACTATCTGGGGGTATCCACTCCGTTGGTGGTTTATAAACAAAACTCATATAACGTACCTGTAGTAATCATCTTGGGCTTGTATCAAATATAAATTATCTATGGTGCGTGTAACCGCAACATAAAACTGTCTGTGTAGCCCATCGGGTTGTAACATAGAAGTTCGCTTCTGTGATTTAGACAAATCTAAATACACAGCAACGTTCTTCGCTTCCCCACCTTTTGCCTGATGAATTGTTGAAATGACAATACGTGGTTCTCCGTAAAGGTCTTCTTCGTTCTTCAACGCTTTCTCTATAAAACTTCTTCTTTCTACGTCAATCGTTTTATCAAACGCTGTCTGCCAATCTTGACCGAGGCATTCAGGTTTGAGTCCATAGTTATCTATAATTTGTTGCAGCGATAACGACTGCCCTGGATTTGGAGCTTGAGAAACCTGTGTAATAAAACCTCTTTTTACTCCTGTCTTACCTAAATATTTATATAAATCGTCTAGCTCTGCTAATGTAATCTCTTCTTTGTTGTTAAGCCTTTCCCAAATCTGTATAGCTGCCACCATCTTTCTAGGTATGTAACGAAAGTTGTTGTGTGCAAAAGGATACCCGTTATCTATTAAATACTTTCTAACATTGTAGCCTTTGGATGCGTCAGTCAGCATGTAGTCACAAGAAGCCAACACCAACCAATCGCCTTCTGCTAAAGGCAGTAGCTCAACTGAACTAACCTTATTTACCGTGCCAGGCTCCTCTCTTGGCTTGTAGCTTTTAGGCTCTCTCGACACAATACGTTTTGATATACGCTCAGCTATTGGATGCACCTTGCCAGGTATACGATAAGATTGATCTAAGACTATGCTTTCTCCTGTGTAATTTACAAAACGTTGAGGTCTAGCTCCATTCCATTCGTAGATTGCTTGGTCATCATCCCCAGCTATGTACGTCTTCTTTGCGTTCAAAGCTAACTTATCTACAAGTCTCCAGTTAAGTTCTGCTAAGTCTTGAGCTTCATCAACAATCAGCAATTCCAATTCAGGTGCTTCACCATCATCTATAAATTTATTTATCATGTCAGCGAAAGAATAGACGACAGGAACTCTAGATAATCTAAACGACTCCCACGCGTCTGCCATAGGTTCTAACATGTGAGCTACAACACCTTTGCGTTGTTCTTTCTCCAAAGACAAACGTTCTTCTTTTAATGTACGACAGTTTGCTTTTGCACGTTCTATAATGTCGAAGTAGGGATCTTGGACCACGGACCTAAGGCCTCTCGTGTTACTGCCATACTTTTTCGTTAAGTTAAACTCATAGTCTTCTAAAAACTCAAACACGTCTCTGCCACTCATTACCTGAGATATACCCATAACCCTTTTACAAAAAGCATGGCTCGTGCAGAAGTAAGGCATTTCATCAAAGCCTAGACCAAAACGTATGTGCGCTCTGTTCTTACCTTCCTCAGCTGCTTTTACAGAAAAAGATATAAAGGCTATCTTTTCAGGTGGCACACCTTCATCAAGACTTTTCTCTATAATATTCATAAGAGTTGTGGTCTTACCTGTACCAGGAGGACCAAAATATTTAGTTACTCTTCCCATGGTAACGGCTCCTTTTGTGTCTTGAACTCACCATAGTCAACAGAGTCTTCATCTATCTCACGTATATCTAGTATCCAAATCTTTTTGTTACCAACGGTTCTGTCTATGTACTTAGCAATGTTTGTAGCTCCCATGTTCTTGAGCTCAGTAAACACTTCTGCTTCTTTAATGTGACGCATCTTTTTGAACTCTTGTATAAAAATTACTGCGTCTCTACCCGTAAACCACCACTGCTTTGTATTCTCTTCTTCGTATCTAAAGACACCATTTGATGCGATAGATAATCTTGAGGAAGACTCTGATAATCTACAAAACTCATACACAGCTTCTCTGAGTAAACCTTGCTTAGTCATATCGGCTGGGACTTCTACTTCTTGCACGTCCTGTAATAATGTATTTAGTTTGGCTACCCAATCAGATTTCTTTACATCAGGCGGACATATATTAAGAACCTCCATACATCTTTGTTGGTACATGGAAAAGTTATGTAGTTGTTTTGTATCTAGCACAATAGTTCTGCCGTCCACGTCTAAATGCCAAAGAGGGGGATCGGTAAGATACTTACGTAGTCCACCAAAGTTAGGATCACGTTCAGAAGCATCTATGCCGTATCGTCTTGTTACACAAATACCGCTCTGACAAAAATCTACCAACGGTTGTTTACTGCATTGGTATCTGTACTCTGACTTTTCTAGACTCTGTATGATTGTGTTTAACTCGCTATGCGACAAAGGCTTAGTACAAACTGTTTTATTTATCTCTTGTAGTTTGTCTTTCCATTCTTCTCCCTCAGGATGTACCTTGCGTAGAAACACACCGTAGTTCAACAAAGCATTGTTACGCATTCCCTCAGGTATGCCGTTTAGTTTCATGTGTACTAAACAAGGCGGAGCCTCGTCCCACATACTGCCTTGCTTTGTTATTTGTTTTCTTCTGCTTTTCTTTACAGGTACTAACTTGTCTAACTGCTTTTCTGTAATCGAAACTTTATCTACAAGTTCAAAAAATTCCTCTATGTTCGCAGCTTCACCGTCAGGTCTAAGTGCGTATCTTGTTGTATCTTCTCCAGCAAAGTAGGGCATGTTTAACCAGTTGCCCGTCTGTCTCTCCTTCGGTTGTTGTTTTGACCACTCGTATTGCTTTGGAAAGATTTCGTCTCCTGTCCTTCCCATAGCTGCTGCTATCTCCTCTAATTTAGATTGGAACTTAAACGCTGATATAGGTTCCTTAGTAAATAAAAACAAATGCACCCCACCCGATTTAGTCATACATGGTAGTAGTGGTAACTCCATTTCATCAATCTTGTTAAGTAGGTGTTTTGTATCTATGGGGTATTCGTCAACGTCTATACAACCCCATTTGCAAGTTTCATCATCAGTCAATGGCACAACGCCTATTGAGATTTCTCCTTTTAAATGTTTCTCCCAAAGTTCTAGTGTAAGTGGCTCAAGTAAAGTTCTGCCTTTACCATCTTTCTTTACACCTTTTGCTGTGTTCTTTTGTCCCGTTATTTCATAAATACCGTGAGCTCTCTCCAAACCTGAGAATACTTGCTTGAATTGGTGGGCAATTTCTTCCATACACTTCTAGAAAGAAGGCCCCAACATAATGAGGGAATGCTGGGGCCTAATGAAGTTAGTCTTCCCAATCCTTGTTGGACTCGGACTTATCTTCTAGTGCTGAGGTTTGCTGACCAGGCAACTGGTCCATTCCCCCATCGGAACAAAACTTAGAGAACTCCTCTGCCTCTTTAAAGAGGTCGATTTCTTTCTCTTCCAATACCCGTTCCTGCGTAATATTGTAGCTATACCACGACCCACGATCATTGGACTCCACTTGCGTTTTTAGTTTGTACCAATGCGAGTATGCTGGTGGAGTATAAGCTCCCTTCGCACCTTGCAGTTTGGTTCCCTGTATCAGGGTATTCCAACCACGCGAATGTTTGAGTTGTGATCCTGTCATATTGATAACACATCTTTGAGGTGTGCCATCAACAAGCGCGTAGCCATAATGATTGGCTGTGGTAGTCAACTGAGTTTCCCCACTTGGCGTTACTAACCTACCTTGGCTGTCGCGTTGGCATCGATTTAACAGGTCTGAGTCTGCAGGATGCACAGTAACAAGACCACCACCTTTCTCACGCAAACGCCATTCAACAAGAGTCTTGTTGTAATAGACAGGTAAGAAAGACAATCCTTCGTCTCCACTTATACAAGTGTTGTTGCCTGAATAGAAGATGTCTCCTTCTTCTGCGTCTGCAACATAATCTGCGCTGGCTTTTTGTCTTTGCGGAGACATTGCTTGCACTATGCTGATACGCGGAGTCTTGAGGTCTTCCGCACCTACATCGCCGAAACCTTTTTCTTCGATGTTTTCAAATAGGGACGTTAAGGATGTCCCCTCTCCATTTTTCTTCGTTGCCATTTATTTACTCCTTATTTCTTCGTTCAACGATTTATTTTTGTGCGCTTGCCTTGATACACAGAAAACTTTTTCTGCACGTCTTGGTCAAACGTTTTGTTTCCTGACTCTATTTGTTCTTTGACAAATGCTTTCAGGGTGCTTGGGTGCACTGCTTCCTTTTCCTCAGGTATGAACCCTTGTTTAGTAAGCGATGCAACCAATTCTTTTGCGAGATCATCTTCACCTTGACCGAACGAAAGCGTCATTGTGTTTTTTATGATGTCTCCATGTCCATTATCTCTAAGCCAGTTGTGTGCAGCTTCTAAATTTGCAGCAGATATTCTGGCACTGTAAAAAGGTTCAGCTGAAATACGTGAACCGTCATTAAGTTTGATACCTGTTACTCCTAGCTGAGCAAGTCTGTCAGGTATGGTTTGCTCTGAAAGCTCTCTTTGTTGTTCTTTCAGGCGTTTAAGTTTTTCTTCTGTGTTACCAACCTCTGCTTCTACTCGTAAAAGCTTTTGACAAAGTTGGCTAAGATCTAAAATGGTAGATTCTTCTATATCCTCTACCGCTTTTTTTGTGCTGTCCTCGAAGAGGTCCGTAATGTTTTTCATAATTTTTCCTTATTTATTCGTTATCAACTCAAAGTTGCAAGTGCATGATAGCATCTATATAATAGATTGCAACACTTAAAGATGTGTTTAAATATATAACGAAGAATAAAGGACGTGACTTATGGAATTAGATAACTACGAATTTAAAAGTGAACCTTACCAGCATCAACTAGAAACTCTCCAACAGAGTTACCATCGTAACCTATTTGCATTATTTTTGGAAATGGGACTTGGCAAGTCAAAAATACTTCTCGATAACGCGGGTATGTTATTTGAACAAGGTAAAATATCAGGGCTGTTGATTGTGTCGCCTAAAGGCAACTTACGTAACTGGGATATTAATGAAATAAATAAACACTTGCCCGACCGCATAGAACGTAACGTATTAGTGTGGCAACCCAACCACACAAAAAAGTGGCTACATGACTTTAAAAAAATGGTTGACGAACCAAGTGACGGACAACTAAATATATTGTTAGTAAACGTAGAAGCCTTTGCTACAGTCAAGGCATGTAAGTTTGTAGAGGAGTTTATGGTTACGCATGATGTCATGATGGCTGTAGATGAATCGACTACGATTAAAAACCCAAAAGCAAAACGCACACAACATCTTATTAAGTTAGCTCCACTAGCAGACTACAGAAGAATACTTACAGGTTTTCCAATCACTAAGGCTCCACTTGATTTGTATTCACAATGTTATTTTCTATCTCCTAATCTACTAGGATTTAGTAGTTTCTATGCTTTTCAAGCTAGATACGCAATAACACAACGCAGACAAATGGGACAACACGCTTTCCAGCAAGTAGTTGGATTTCAAAAGCTAGAGGAGCTACAACAATCGATCAAGGACTTTTCTATACGTAAAATAAAAGACGAGTGTTTAGACCTGCCCGAAAAGGTTTACGTTAGACGACACGTAGAATTAACTGACGAACAGAACAAAGCGTACAGCACAATGAAACGCGAAGCTCTTATGATATTAGAGGACGAACTGTTCTCTACTATGAACGTATTGACTCAGCTAATGCGACTGCAACAAGTTGTAGCAGGTAGTTTACGTAACGAAGAAGGCGAAACAATCATTCTTAAAAACAACAGAGTGCAGACTGTGTTGGACTTATTAGAAGAAACATCTGGCAAAGTTGTAATCTTTGCCGTCTTTCAAACAGACATACAAGAACTAGAACGAGCTATCACGGAAAAATTTGGTCAAGGCTCTGTTGCATCTTACTATGGCCATACACGCCAGGACGAACGACAAAAGATTATTGAAAAGTTCCAGGATCCTGACAGTGAGCTACGATACTTTGTGTCAAACCCACAGACGGGTGGCAGGGGCATCACACTTACAGAAGCTAACACAATGATATTTTATTCTAACTCCTACGACCTAGAACTTAGAGTACAAGCCGAGGACCGCATACACAGGATCGGACAAGAACATAGCTGTACATATATTGATTTAGTTTCTCCTGGCACAGTAGACGAGCAAATACTTAGAAATCTTTTAAACAAGGTTAAAATAAGTAACGAAGTATTAGGAGAAGTTCGCAGTTGGTTCCAATAAATGTATAATAAATATACATATTTAGGAGAAGCAAATGGCGCGACAGGTTCCGTTATTATTTTTATTAGTCTTATTGCCGTTTTATGCAGTTGCCGACCAAACTGGAGATTGTGACGCAGGCACACAATACTGTGAGCAAAATAGTTTGGACACAACAAACACGACAACTACAACTAACACAAATACAAACACCAATACGAATACCAATACAAACACGAATACAAACACTAACACTTCGACAAATACCAATACGAATACCAACACAAATACCAATACGTCAAACAACACTAACGTAAACACAACTACCGCTACTTCAACAGCAACAACAAATAACAGTAATACAAACGTTAATACATCGACTTCTACGGTTAATTCAACAGTTACTCAAAACGTAAACAACACAACTGTTTCGGAAAATACGAACACAAACAATAATACGAATACGAACTATAATGAATCAACGTCTGAGTCAAACGTAACAACAGATAATACTAATACCAATAACAACAATACTGTTTCTGATAATACTAATAGGAACATAAACGAGTCTAATAGTACGCAGACTATAAATCAAAACGTAGACACTAAAGCCCCACCTGCTTCGGCTATCGCTCCGTCTATCATGTCATACTCTCAAGACCTATGTACCACAGGAGTATCAGGTGCTTTTCAAGGACAAGTTTTTGGTTTATCAGGAGGCAAGGCAGTTAGAGATGAAAACTGTGAAAGGTTAAAGCTTTCTAAATACTTATACGATACAGGTATGAAAGTAGCATCTGTGGCCATACTTTGCCAAGATGTAAGAGTCTTCAAAGCTATGGAAATGGCAGGCACACCATGTCCTTACAAAGGTGAAGTTGGAAAGAAAGCCTCAGTAGCTTGGACAGAAAATAAATCAGATAGACCTGACTATATAGAATTAAAAGAAAAGTACGTTAAAAAATGTAAGACTACTCGTAACGCAAAAGGCAAAAAGAAATCAGGAAGAACTTGTGTTAAAGAATTTTTGGCTAGTTAATTGCTTACTATTTTTTAACAGCCTACAAGCAACGTATACTTACGAGGCTAATCAACCACTATACGACCTACACCGTAACGCTAATAATTTCCAAGGAGAGTTGGCGTATGAAGTTGTAGATGATGGTATTTCTCCTGCGATTGACCTTTCTTTTAACTTTACTTTTTATGGCTCAACTTTCTCACAGGCAAGAATGGCAACAAACGGCTGTTTACATTTTGGTAACAGTGGCGACTATTGCAGTGATTACACCCCAGATCCTATTAACGGACAACACACTTACACTTTATACCCTTTCTGGACTGATTTAATTAGAGACAATAACGCTCGCATGAAATCTTGGGGAGACTCTAGCAAGATGATATTTGGTTGGTATGAAATGCGTGAATACAATCGTGCATCTGACAATAGTTTTGAGATTATATTATGGAACAACAACTCTTTTGACTTTCGTTATCGAGAGCTAGACATTATCAACCATGATGTTTTGATTGGTGAGGTAGGATCTAATAAAGATAATTCATATACTTATCTATACCATGACGAGTGCAACACAGGGACTACTAACTCCAGCTCATGCGTAAATCAAAATTGGAATGCCACCTCATTCAACACGTTATTAGAAAACGGGGGTAGTTTGTATGGATCGGGTAGTGGCAACGGTGTTGACTGTAGTGATCCTCTAAACGACTCTAGCTGTCCAGGATATGCAGCAGCTTATTTGACACAGCAATGTGATTTAGATTCTTTATATGATGTAGCCTGCCCTTTGTACTGGGAGGCTTATGATGACCAACAATGCGATGAGGACCCACAGTACGCTCCATTTTGTCCAGGCTATCAACAGGAACAATCAATAGCTTACTACGTTGAACAAGAGTTTGATTATGGTTACGAAGAAGATTTTAGTTATGAAGAAGTACAAGAAGAAATTATTGTCTTTGATTACGAAGAAATATTTGTAGAGCCTATATTACAAGGAACTTATGTAGAAGATATTGAAGAGCTAATAGACCTAGACATAATCGAAGAGCCCATCGCTACGTTCCAAGAACCTGTTGTATTGGTCAGCTACACTGATTTTATTGCTGAGGAAGTTATTATTAATCCAGTAGAGGAACTTATACAGCTATTTGAATTTGAAACAATTATCAGAGAGGAGCTAGAACAAGAAACACAAGTAGAACCTGTTGAAGTTGTAGAACTAATAGAAGAAGAAGTAGAAGAAATAATAGAAGTTGCAGAAAACGATGAAGAAGTTATAGAAGAACTTGAGGAAGAAACAGAAGAACTTCTTGCCGAAGAAACATCTACTAGCGGTGGGATAACTTCTACTATGTTAAGTGTAGTTAACAGCACTATAAGGACAGCTTCTGCTAGTTCTAATTCTAGTAATAATCTTAACACTGCAAATAACAATACATCTTCATCTACATCAGGTATCAGCACCAGTAACTCACCAAGTATGTCGGATCAAATAACGTCAGCTAATGCACAAAACAACATGGTTCTATCTTTGAATACAAACGAAGGTGGCGGTCAAACACAAAACGTAACTACAATCATTACACCACTAGCCACACTAGATTCTAGTCCACAGGTGGTTATGGCAGAGGTACAAGTACAAAACATGCAAGGTGAAATTAGCACAGCTGTATCGGGTGCAATGACACAAAGCGAAGCAGACCAAATAGCCGATCAAATTATTGCTAATAACATTAAAGAACAGCAAGAAGAATTACAGGAAGAAGCACAAGAAACAGGACAATATGCCGATCAATCAACGTTGGTGGCTTATCTAGGCTATGTACCAGCTTTTGAAGTATATAAGGGTTATGAAATGCCTAAACAAAATGAATGGTATACTCCTAGAGATATTTATACTGATGCAGTTATTAACGACAACACGCAAGCCTTTTACGGGCTTTCGACTGAAAGTTATAATACATTAAATGAAATGATACAATCACAACCAAATTTATAGGAGTTTTTATGGAATGGTTTGAAAATAAAACTACGCAGTTAATCGCTTTAGTTGGCATTGTTGGGACCTTGGCAGGGTTTGGCTACACTGGTGCAACCTACGTAAATAGGCTAGAAAATCTTGAAGCAGAAATAGGTGGCATTGGAGACACAGAAAATGCTCAAAAGATAATCGAAGAAAGGTTTGCTGCTATAGAAACCTCTGTTGAGTATATTAATAAATCTATAGATAGTTTGGTCATACCAGACAATAGCGACTTGAAAGCTAGTATAGCTGGCTTAACTCTTAGTGTTGAACGTCTGCAGGCAGACTTAGAAAAACTAGAGGATAAAGATAAAAACCCATTAACGGAATAATGTAAACTAAGTTTATGTCCATATTTGGTAAAGATATTACAGCAGCCGATTTAGCTGCAGGTAATTTACAAGGCTCTGAGAAAGAGGCATCAGAGTTCGGTAAAGCTTTACGATTTGGCATAGACCAGCCAACAGAAAACGTTGCAACAACGTTACGAGCACTAGGATTTGATGCACAAGCAGACGCTCTGAGCGGTCTAGTAGATGCACCTGAAAACTATGAATCGGCAGCAGCTAGGTTTATGAATCCAGAAGGAGAGGGACTTTTAGATTTTAGCTACAAAGATTTACCTTTAGCTGTGGTAGAACAAGCGGGTCAACTAGGCGGATCCTTACTATCTAGATTTGCTGGAGCCAGTGCAGGTTCAGTAGCAGGACCACCTGGCGCAATAGCTGGAGCTTTGATTGGACCAGGATTATTTGAGGCAGCACAAATAGCGGGACCTGTTGCACTAGAAAGAGCAAGAAATGAAGGAAGAACAGAACCTAATTGGAAAGACTGGTCTGGAGCTGTTACAACTTCTGTATTTTCAGGTTTACTTAATGCTTATGGGGTAAAAAACATAGGCAAGCTTAACGCCACAGTATTTGGATCAGGTCTACGTGAGGGAGTAACAGAGGGCTTACAAGGAGCAACCGAACAAATAGGAAGCACAGGACTTACAGAAGCTGGTCTACAGATTGATCCTAAACAAATTATAGGTGAGGGATTAATAGGTGGCACTACAGGGTCTACTGCACAAGTGCCATCTTCTGCATTAAGTACAGCTCAGTCATTAGATCAATCATTAGAGGACTTTAGACAAAGTGTATTTGAAGATAGTCTGGCAAATGCTCGGTTTGACCAAACTACGCCCGAAGAAGCTGTGCAAGAAATGAATACTACTTTAATGTTGACAGATCAAACTGAAAGAAACATAGAAGAGTTTGAACAGCAAGCTCCTGAAAACAATCCTAACGATCCAGAAGCTTTTACAGACGAGGACGTTATTGCACAATTTTTAAGAACTAACGACCAGCTTATAGATAATAATATTCAAACTTTGTTTGGCGATAGACTGAGTAGCGATCAACAATTCGATTTATTTGTACGGGTGCAAGATTACATAAGAAATCATTTTGAATTTTTTGACCCCAGGACAGACATCACGCCACGCCAAGCAATAGCGCAAATACTACAGACTGTAAGAGAAGAGGGAGCGACTGTTTTAGATATAGCTAATCAACAAAACGTAGAGGCGGGTGTCGATCCACGTTATGTTGGGCCAGGGTCTATGAATTTAAATCTTAACGCGAAAGAAGAGTTATACACTAGCCTTGATCCTCTTGGAGAGGGCATAACATCTATAGAATCAGGTATCGATCCTAAGTTCTTGACTCAATCTATTTTGATAAAAGATGGAATATTAGATCAACGTTTACCTAAGGACCCTAACAAACCTGTAAATCCTCAAGGGCTACTGCAAGAATTAGGTGTAAAAGAAACGGATAAAAATTGGTTTGAAACATCAAAAAGAGGTAGCAAAAAAGTTGTTAGTGAAGTTGTGAACACAGAGATAGCTCCTTTCCTAAAAGCTAAAAAAGACGCAGGGGAAAAAGTTACTCGTGCAGAGATAGAAAACATACTTTACGATTCTTTAAATCGTCATATTTCTTTTTACAGAACGGGACAAGCAACTGAACATAACGGCGGCTATACGTGGAAAAATGACGGATTAGCAGAGTTGTTCCCTGGAGTTTCGTTGTCGGATAACTATTTTGAACTTTGGAATCACTATGTTCCTTTAATACCAGAGGGTGCCAATCTAGAAAACAGCCCTTATTACAACCGTAATGTAGACAGTGCTCATAGTCCTCATGGCCCTGGTGCAAACATGTGGACTCGTGGTTTTCAGGTTCAACATCCAGACGGATCAGGACCAGGGATATTGATTGCAGAAAACCAATCTAAACTCCATGGGCACTCACAAGATCCAGGTAAAGCTGATGAAATGTATTTTTCTTCAACGGGCATTGAAACAGACACGTCTCGAATTGACGCTATAAAGAAAAAACAAGACGAGTATCAGAGAGCTTACGATAATTTTAGGGAAGAGGTAACTGATAAAAATACGACTGATTACATCGGTGTGTCACAAGCCATGGACACACTTGCAACTTTGCTTTTAGAAGAGCCAAGCCAGTACGGTGAATACAGGAACGAAATACTTTTAGATATAGATAAAGAATTAAGTACAGTATCTGATACGTTTGCAAAAGAAACTAAGTTGTTAAAAGAAAGGCAAGCTAAAGAAACTAACGATGCTTTTGTAGAAGAGATTGCTGAGTCTCAGCCTCTTGGAAATTTAGGAATAATGATAGATAAAGATAAGCTTCAAAACTTTATGGATCAACCCGCACAAGCTTTAGATGTGTTTGACACGTTAGGAAAACAAAGAAGGCGTAGGTTTAATGAGTACGTTATTTTGAACCATGGTTTCAACATAAAACTTGAATCAGTAACGAATAGAAACTATGACCAAAGAACTTTTAAACCAATTAACACTAAAATAATTGAAATAGCTAATCAACCCAACAAAGAATTAGACCGCAAACAGACTACAGACAGAGTAGAATTAATATTAGATTACACTCCTAAATTGTCTGATAAGTACAACACTTTTGATAGTTTGCTTATAGCAACAGATAATTATCCTAGTGATGCAGAAATGAGAGAGCTGGAACAGTATGAAGCTAGAATGAGACAAACTGGCAGAACAATATACCCTGATTACCCTTTTAAAAATAATTACCCAGCGATGAATTTGAGGCGAACAATAACCTTAGCCTTAGACAAGGGTAATGATTACGTGTTTATAAGCACCGACGGAAAAGGAGGAGCTCCACCATCTGTGTATAGGGCTCAAAGAAAAGAAGCCGAGGATATTGCAAAAGTCATAGCTAGTTATAGCGGTGATTTGAAAGCGAACGATTTGTTTAAAATGTTGCCAGATTCAGCAGACGTGCCAGGAGGCCCGTACTACGCATTGGATATAAGGCCGTTGAGACAGTTGATAGAAGCCAAAGTATTTAAAGGGTTTAAAGGTTACAAGGATGGTGGTTTGGTCATGAACTACGGTGATTATGGAAGGAGTTATAAATAAATGTATGAATACGCTTGCAAAGTTAAAAGGGTGGTTGACGGAGATACGGTGGACGTTATTTTGGATCTTGGGTTTGATGTTTCTTATAGTTGTCGCGTTCGTTTATATGGTATTGATACTCCCGAATCACGTACTCGCGACAAAGATGAGAAAGCTAGAGGAAAAATGGCTGGAGCGTTTTTAGAAGAAGCGATCGAGGACGGGGAGAAAGTAGTCATACAAACAAAGCTCAAGGACTCCAAGGGCAAGTACGGCAGGGTTTTAGGTGATGTAGTTGTGGACGGCGTAAACATCAACAAGCTCATGGTTAAATGCCACCTAGCGGTCGCCTATCACGGTCAGTCAAAAGATGACGTAGAAGCCGAGCATTTGCGTAACAGAGATATTCTTATTGAGAAAGGAATATTCGAGCCAGTATAAATCGCTATACATATCCCATACTATAAAGTAAAATACATCTGCGCTGTGAGATTTTTAGCCCAGCTGGATGGGGGGCAGCGTAAGGTTTGCTAATAACCTTGAAATTCAGAGAGTGCCAGCAGACGGTGTGCTCCATAAAGAAAACATCTGCAGGGGGAGCTGTTCGAGCCAAACCGCCTTACTTACTCTATAATCTTAAGTAAAGCCTCCAGCCCAGTGATCCCCCACCTATTTATTATGAAAAAAGAAAAACATTCAATACTAGAAGCACTAAAGAATAGTGTTTACGACGATTTGCCACCGCAGATAAAAGACTTCTTTGACAACATGACTCCACAAGATTATGTGCAGATGTTAGATGCCTTGAGGGATTACGGTGTGTTCAGCCCTGAAATTTTTGATCTGCTCAAGACTGTTATCTTGGAGCAAGACGGAAAAATGACGCAAGAACAATACCGAGAGTTTGTAGAGTTGTGGTACGAACCTTCTCAGCTACAGAACTTTGGCAAAAAATTTACTTTGCACTAAATCCTACATTTCTTTATTATTAGCCTATGAATGGCGATGGCGATTTAGGTTCAATAGGCGGAGGATCTACAGGCATAGACAGGGTAGAGATTCTTGGTACACCTTTTGGTGGAACCATGAACTTACCTTCCTCTGCTATGACATACATGGGCCCTTTTACTGGTGGCATAGGAGCTTATGCTTCACCGTTTGGAATAGGAGACTTCACACCTAGCATACCTACGCCTGTTATGCCTCAGCTCCAACCAGAAAAAACCTTTGGACAAAAGGCTGGTGAAAGTATCAAAAATTTTTTAAAGCGTCTGGCTAGAGTACATCCAGCCACGCGTAATATAATGTTTATCCGTGACTTTATAAAAGGATTGCAAAACTCAGAAAACCCACAAGACTTTGTTAAAGGTATGATAAGCAATCTTGCTATGCAGAAGGTAGGAAGCAATATAGGTCTTTCTCCTATGGGTCGTGCTGGCATAAGAACATTACGAAATGTCAGTCAAGGCAGGATCACACCAGGACAAGGAATAGGCAGTCTCGCAACCTCTGCTGCTTTCCAAAAGGCAGGACCGTCATTGTTTAGATCAGCCTACGACAAAGGCGGAATGAACGCTGTATACGGTGTCGCTACGTTGTTAGGTATGGCACAAAACGCTGCTCAGCGAAGAATTATGCAACCAGGACCAGGTGGCGATGGGTAAAGGATCTAAGCAAAGACCAGCTTCTATCTCTGTCGAAGAGTTTAGCAAGAACTGGGATAAGATTTTTAAGAATACGCAGAAAAAACATTTAGGCGGTAGCCTGTCGGGTAAGGATCCTGTATAATACATGTTATATAAATAACCCCCTTGGTGTTTATATGTTTATACGTTACACACTGTTTGCCTAGTGTGGCTATTAAAAGGCTTGGTTATACAAAACTAGAAGAAGGGAAGGTGTTACATCTTCCCTTTTTTTGTGGACGAAGGACGAAGGACGACGGACCAAGGACTTTCTAACCTGAACCTCACTTTAGAAGTTAGATGCAAGTTATTGATTTTATTACTAATAAAAATCTTCTAACTTTGGTAAGGTTAGATTGTAAGCTATTGATTTTGTTAACAATGTTTTTATTCCTATATAACAAAACCTAACCTAACCTGAAATATTTCAAAAAGATTTTACAAGTACGTCAAAAATACAGAATTTTCATTTTCTGGGTTAGAAGTGATGAAAATATAGCCCTTATAAGGGTTTCCGTCTAACCTGACAGAAGTTAGCTCAGGTTAGAAAGTGCCAAGAATGTTGAAAGAATAGGGGTTTACAGCTAACCTGGTAAAAGTTATGTATTATCTGTCCCATATATTATAGGTATTGTTACTTTTAATTACCTTGGTATATACTTTGCAAATGCCAAAAGGAGTATCAGGAAACATATCAGGTAAGAACGATAAACATTTAACACCTAAGCAAATGTTGTTTGCTAAGGAATATGTGTATAACGATGGATCTAAAACACAAACAGAGTGCGCGCTTGCTGCTGGTTATGGAGAGTCTGGAGCTGCTGTCAGAGCTTCGGAGCTTTTAAATCCACAGAAATATCCGCTTGTGGTTCGATACATACAGGGTCTCCAGGCAGAGCTGGACAAGAAGTACGAGGTTACTTTTAGTCGTCATGTCAGAGAGTTAGCCAAGATTAGAGATCAAGCCATAGACAAAGGCAATCTCACCGCAGCAGTATCGGCAGAGGTGCAACGAGGCAGAGCCGCTGGTTTGTATGTAGAGCGTAAAGAAGTCAGGACGGGTACGTTAGACTCCTTGAGCGAGGCAGAAATAAAAGAACGAATCGAGAAACTGCTCGGAGACTATAAACCTCTGCTTGAAGCAGAAGATGCCGTTATTGTTGAATAGTTCGCTTGTTTCTTTGTTTGTAGGCCGTTAGCTTCCTAATCCATTTCACGGGTCTTTTCTTCCCGTTAATCATGTAGCTGTCAGGATTATCTTCTTGCCATTCTTTGTATGCGTTTTTTAAGTCCATTAGTCGTAGCTCCCTAGTAAGTCTATAAAGTCTCTAAGATTATCTTCCTCAGGTTCCATATCTTTATCATCATAATCCTCCCACGACATCGACTCAATCGCTTGCTTGTGTGTTTCAACCAATGTATCCGCTACATCCTGGAGCTTGTTCATCAATCGTGGGTGGGTGTCTGTAGGACAATCTAAGCACAGTTTGTATTGTCCGTTTTTGTGCTTGCTGTCTACTTTTAAAAATACAGCTAGGTCTCCTAGTTGCCCTCTCCTAAATATCTGCACCACAGCTTTAGCTTGCGGTTTATCTAAGTATGCTATCTTTCTTTTCATAGTCGTTTAATCCTCTTTGGACTCTCCTTGGGTGGGTTTATATCTAAATAAAGCTCGTTTGTCAGTTCTTTTCTTTGTTCGGGTGTCACCTGGCTAAGGATCCTTATGTGGTTTTTCTTTATTTTACTTGTTTTCCAATAAATACTCTCAGGTGGTTCCATGTAAAGAGTCCAATCTATTGTACCGTGATTATCGGAATTAAATTGAAAGGTAGGGTGGCAATCAAACTTGCCTTTATATAGTTCAGTCATTAAAGCTCATGTATGGCTTTGCTCGTTGTTTTGCAGTCTCTAAATCGTCCGTGCCTAATCGTATTGTTGGACGTGTAGAGTCTGAGCAGACCAATACATACTCCCCGCTTAATTTGTCTAAAATGTACTCTTTCGTCATTTTAAATCCTCTGTAAGTTTGTTAATGATTTCACTAATTACTAATTTATGCAATTTTTTGTTGTTAAGAATCGCATGTTGTTCTGTGTGTAAATAAACTAAAGGTAGTCCCTGCGAATTTAAAACAACGTTGTATCTCACCCATTGTTCACAACAGTTTACATACTGCGTTCCTATCCCTGTAATTTCTCGTAGGTTCATTAGCTTTTCTCCTAGATGTAGATAATTTCAAATTTAATCTTTTGTACTGTATCTAGCCAAAAGAATACAACGTATATAAAAACCGCCATAACAAAAGTAAATATAACTGTCTTCCATTGATATTTGATAATGTCTATTGCCTTGCTTATGAAGTTAAATACCTTTTCTCTTTTCTGTATTTTCTTTTTTGGTCTACCCATTATTTCTCTCCTCATGGTTTTTAATTATTAAACTGTTTTCTACAACTGTTTGCTCATCTTGTATTTTCTTTAGATCAGACAAGATAAAATCCTTTACGCTTTTATGGTCTATCTTTTCAACCTTATTTATTAGGTTTTTAGTTAGCTCTCTAATGCGTTGTTGTGTTTGCATTATTTCCTTCATTGATTTCTTGTCTCTTTAATTAATCTGTTCAAGTACCACTCTGCTTTGAGCAAGTCCTCAAGGCCGTTCTTGTGTTTGTGTCGGGTAACATACTTGATGATGTTACCCTCCAAGAATCCTAGCTTGTGAGACTGTATGTAGTCCGTGGTCTCTATACCTTTCTTGTAGTAAGAAGGATTTATGTTGTCTTCGCTCATTTTGGAAACTCTTCCGTATATCCGTGAAACCAGTTTTTGCCTCGTGTGTCTTTGCGTTGACAATGTGCCTGAGCTTCTTCCAAAGTTAAGCCTTTCATAACAGGTCTTTGACTTCGTACAGGAAAGCCGTCTCGGTCTTTCTCAAATTTAATTATTTTGTACGTTCTTTTTCTATCGCTTGGTATAGCCATTGTTAGTTTTCTCCATGGTATTTATCTTCTACAGTTAAGCAATAAACGTGTTCACCATTATCGGTGTCCTCACATATTTCTTTTGTACCTTGTGGTTCTTCTCTAAATACTTCTACATCACAAACTAATCCGTTCCACATATTTATTACTACGTAAACTTCTTTATCCATTGTCGGACTCCTCTATATCAGGTGTTTCAAATGAATAATGAACAGTATCACTATTTACTTGTAAGCGAATCCAATTTACAGGACATTCGCTTAGCCAATCATAAAAGGAGTCAGGCATCTTTTTATCTGCTTGCATGTCTCCTCCTATATCCAACATTTATAACCAGGGCAATCGTCTGTGGTCTCACCACAATGCTCGCAATATTCTTCTTCGTTCATGCTACCTCCACATATTTACTTGCGTTCTCTTCGTTAGGCTCAAAGTTTCCTTGTGATTCAGCTATAAGGTTTTCTAGTCTCCAACCTCCAAGATATTTTTCTAACACTTCATACTCTTCTACAGAAAGTATGCTCCAACTACACACACGAACAATACGCAAGTCCGCCCACCAATCATCAAAGTCGTCTTGCTCTATCCAATGAAAGTTCCAAGCCAAGATACACTCTTTCCAAAAGTCTTTGTTGGCTCTCAAATCTTCATTAGTCATTTCGCTTTTAATAGGAACATGGTCGTAGTATTCCTTGTCTCCGTCTCTATTGTGGAGTTCAATTAAGAAGTAGTTCATTCGTCTCCCTCCCCGTGTTCCTCTAAAAATATTTCTCTGACTGTGTTGTTCTTGAAGCATTCGTAACAGATTTTTCTTAACAATTTCGTCTGATGTCATGCCTTTGATGGGTACAACCTTTTTTTGTTTCTTGTTTTTTCTTTTAACTTTTACGTCCATTACGCCACCTCCATTGGTTCAAGTATTGAAAGAGGGGCAGTATATTTATCTTTTCCGATTTCTATATCTGCGGTCGTCCTGTTGATCTTGGTTATAGTGGCCTCGTGTATTCCGTCTCTAGCATTGCAAAGCACTTTGTCCCCCACCTCAAAACTTTTTAAAGCCTTTAAAGTAAGTTCTGCTTTTAACTCTTTTTGTTTTTTCTTGATAGCGTTGATAACTGTTTCCATTTCATCGTTACTTGCTATTTCATTTATTAGATTGATTAACTGCTCCATTACTTCATAACCTCCAAATTTAATTTTAGTCTGTTGATAGTAGCGTTAAAATCTTCCTGCGATAATCTGATTGAATGATCGGGATTAATCCAGTTCAGATGTTTCCCTGTAGTAGTTCCCCAAATATTTTCGTGAATTATTTCTTCTCCTTCGTTGGTTTCTACCGCTACCAAAGTGTTATAACTAAAATAATAATTATTACCGTAGTTATCTCTGAAAGCCTGTGTATGGCTTCCGTAATTATCTGAGCTATAGTTTCCATAGTTCCATTTTCTTATTTGCATTTCGTTCTCCGTTTGTTAATAAAAAGGGTTTAACCTTGTAGTTATCCTATACTAAATATCCCATATATGCAACTAAAATCGTTTACTTTGTTTATAATGTTTTTACTGTGGCTCAACCTGAAAAATTATTCTGGCAACAAG